TTGGTCGCGGAATCGCTCCCAGTCCTGGGCGATGCGAGCCATTAGGTCGTTGCTAATTCGGGTGCCAGGTTCTATGCCTTCGGACCATACAAAGGCATGAATGGCGTGGTTGTGGGCAGTCATTGGCCGGCCTCGATTAGGGAGAACAGTTCTGTTTTGACAGAGGCCACGGTTGGGCCTTCGACGGTATGAATGCCGTAGGCACCGAAGTACCAGGGCTTACGGATGGAGCCATACATGTCGGTGATGTAGGCAATGGCCTGGGGGGTGGCCCCGTCAGGGCGGGGCACGTCAGCACGCCAGATCAGCTCCAGGTAACCGGAACAGTCAGCGCGACGGGAGTTAAAGATCATGACTGGTATGGAGGGTAACTGGTTCAGGTATCAGTCAGACGAGCTCGCAGAGATGGGCGAAGCCGGGCACTTCGTCGGCGTAGCGAGGGGAGGGAAGTGTGCGGCGCAGCTCGTAGTAGAGACCAGGGGTGATCTCAACGCGCTCGGCTCGGTAAGCCTTGTTACGCCAAGGACCGGGCACGGCATCGCACCCGCTGTAGCCTTCGTCCCATGCGGCCGTACGAGTGCCGTCGACAATGAGGACATAGAGCCGGCGGGGGTTGCCGTTGCGGTCGTTGTAGGTACAAAGGTGCTGAAAATAAACGGAATCCATGCTGATACTCACAGCTAGAGGAGATGGAGGTGCAAAGCACCTCAGCCAAAAGACCCCCTGACGCAGTGCGCCAGGGGGAACTTCTGGGGGAGATGGTTTGTGCGTGTTAGGCAGAGCCTTATGCCCATTGCCACGGTCAACACGCGGTGACCGTTGCTAATCAGCGGGAGTTAGCACCGGGTAGATCAGAACTACCATGCCTGCAAGCCAGTCGTTAAGGGGCTGGCGCACCGGCCCATTCCCCTGTCGAGGATGAGCGTTGGACCCCTTGCAGAAGCGGGTCCTTTATAAACACGTGCAGCGTGCCCTCCAGCAGAAGGTTCCGCGTTCGCCTACCTGTCCCCAGCTATCGGCTACTAAGACCTCAACCTGGGACTAGCCAGCTGTTCTGGCGTCAGGTCGTGTTGGTCCGTTCGTCGTGCTCGGTGTGACCCGAGCAAGCCGTACGTGAGGTGCAGGAGCTAGCGCCCAGTCAGTCTGGGCACACTGCAAGCTATAGCTACGGGTTCCGCCCGTCCGGCCGCGCTTGTCTGGTTGCGCTTTGGGTCAAATCATGGAGTGATTAGGAACTGGTTAGAGTGTGGCACAGGATCGGGGATCCTGTCAAGCCCTGCAGCTGATCGATTGTCGCGCGGCCCGGGGGGAACCTGACCCTATGGGTCAAAGCTCGCAAGCCCGGGGGGATCGCGCGGCGGGGAATCAGCTGTCAAGGTTCCCAAGGCTTGCGCCTCGGTTCCCCCAGTATGGGCACAAGGTCCCCCAGTTGTCAAGCAACTGGTCTGGCTTGGCTCCCATTGAGGGAGGGAAGGAACCGCGCATGCGGGCACGCGCGTGAGCTCAGTCTGGCACAGGCTGGCGAACCTGTCAACCCCTGCCGCGAGGCTGTGAGTCTCACCTGTCGCATGCCCGGATTGGCGGGGCCCTGGCCTAGGGCATATACCCCGCCTAGAAAATTTAATGTATATGTATTGTGTGCTCGGCTTATTTGTTAGCTTCTAACCGGGCTTTTGTTATTAGTCCGTTTATGATATCTGTGGTAGTAATTCTTCTCAGTTCGCATTGGGCTCGTAGCCAGGCGGCGTTCTCGGGGGTCAGACCGACCTGCACGGTCAACTTGGCTGCGTTTCGACGTTCCTCTTCGTTTTGACGGGCTGCCGCACGTCGAGAAGACATGGAGCGGAAACGCTCAAAGGTCTCTGGATCCAGCTCGCCGCACTCGACGGCCTGCTTAAGGCGACCTTGTACCGCTTGCCTTGAGACGTCGAGGGCGCGGGCGACGTCACTCCAGCTGACAAAACCGTCACGCTTATAGAACTCTTCGCAGAGCTGAAGCAAGGGCTGCAAAGAGGTTTTGTACCTACCGGTGCCGGCCACTTGACGAAAAATCAAACCTGTGGAACTCTACTCCCCCGCAGGCGGGGCCTGGTAGGCGCGCTCGAGTTGGTGGACGTAGGGGTGGGTCAGCGGTTCTGGCATCTCGGGTACGGCTTGGAAAACCACGAGGCGCTCGATCCGGGGGCTGCGAGCTAGGAACTCCAGCATCCACCGCTCGTAGAAGCGCAGTGCAACTATGGGTTGTTGATTCATCTCGTCAGTGGGAGTTATGGGTTGTTGATTCATCTCGTCAGTGGGAGTAGGGCGCGTCACCCTGCATTGCGAGGATCAAACGTAGTTTGCGTAGGCCGCTTTGCCGGAGCTGGCTGGCTCGAGAACGACTGACATTAAGCTCTGTAGCCAGGTCCTTCAAGCTTTGGTTATGGAAGAAGACTCCTTGGATCACCTTGGCTTCCTTCGCGGCTAAGTGAACTATTGCTCTTTGAAGCATTTCTCGGTTGGCCTCGAGGGTGAGGGCATCGTCTGGATCTGAGTCGTCATTACTCGTAGGGCTGGCGATTAGGTCAACGATTGCAGCACCCCGGTCCTTGTTGGTGACATCTAGGGACGTGCAACTAGTCAGACTGTTTGTCATCATGACCTGATGGAGCCGCTCGTTGGTAGTCCCTGTGTACTCAGCGATCTCGGTAATGCTGGGTGGTTTTCCGTTGAGGGTGCTGTACTCGTAGGTGAAACGGTCGATGCGGGTCAGAAGTTCGTGGGTATTTATAGGCAGCCGAATCACACGGGCGTAGCTGTGGATTGCCCGGTTGATTGCTTGTCGAATCCACCAGTAGACGTACGTCGATACGGCGTACCCACGAGTGGGATCGTACAGCTCAAGCCCCCGCATTAGGCCCAGGTTGCCTTCCTGGATCAGATCGGACAAGTCAAGCCCTCGGTTCTGGTAGCGCTTGGCAATGGAGACAACGAGCCTCAAATTGGTTCGTATCATCACCTCCATTGAGCGTTTCCCATGTCGCTGGACATGGGCGGGTGCCAGGGTCTTGCCACCCTCGTGGTGGATCCAGGCGTGGATGCGGCGACAATGCCTCAGTTGCGCCTCTCTCCCTAGAACAGGGTGCCGTCCGATTTCGGATAGATAGGTGTTGATCTCGGATTGGGCCATTTGGGAGTTGTCAACCGAATCTGGTTGAGTCAATGTAAATGTTTGGCGTAATCATTTGGTTATGGGTGCCGGCTGGGATGTCTTGTTGAGCGGGGAGCGGACGTCCATTGGCCGGATGGAAGTGGATGGGCTTCGTGTCCAAGGGAAGATGAGCCTTGTCGAGGTTGGGGCTGGCTTCCGAGTCGTTCTCGATTACCAGGGGACCGAAGACCCGGGTGAGGAGTGCCTGGTAGAAGCGGCGTAGGTTCACGGGGCGAGGCGGGCTTTGTGCAGGCGCGAAGCGGCGTACCACTCGCAGATCTCGGGGGCCCAAGCCTGCAGGTGGGGCCAGATCAGGTCACAGAGTTGTTGAATTTCGAGCTGGGCGTCGCGCTTAGCCCGCAGATCCATGAAGTGCAGGGCGCTGCGCAGGTTGAAGGAGACGATGAAGTGCTGGCGGATGGCGTACGGGATACTGTCCCGGGCGTGCTCCTCGGAGAAGCCATTCCTGATGGCCAGCATGTAACGAGCCGCTGAGTCGACGCAGATGAAGCGGTCAACCAAACGCTGGTCTTCGGTGTACTCGTAGCTCTTGCCTTGGCGGTCTCGGTAGAGGCCCACAGGGCGCAGGTAGAAGACTTCTTCGACGTCACGGATGCCGTTGCAGACATCGAGGACGCGCTTGCCGGTGTAGCGACCCGATTGCACGTCGAAGCTGATGCCCACCCTGTGGGTTCGGGCCTGCTGCATCACTGAGTGGGGGAACCACCCGCAGTTCAGGGTGATGGATGGGTGCTCGAGTGGGCCGTAGTGGCCGCGTTCACCTTGAAGGAGGTGTTTGACGACTAGAGATCCGGCCTCGGTTTCGGGGGGTGGGTCCTGATCAAAGACGAAATTCTCCGAGTAGTCCTGGTGCATCGCCCACCAGATCAGCGTTTGGGGTTGCTCTGTTCGAGCAAGGGCGTTGACCTTAAAGAAGGGATCAATTGGTTGGTTCTCCATAGTCAGTCAAGAATTGGCTTGCTCGAAACGTGGAGTTGGGGGATGCGCCAGGTTTGGCCTGATTCATCAAGTAGGTGAAGGTGGGGGAAGCCAACCCAGAGCTCGCCACCGAGGACTGTGTACTTGTACTGGGCGCGGCCAGCGACGTAGACCTCTTGGCCAACCGTGAAACACCAGGGATGCCTAGGGAGATCGCCGGGCTCTGCGGAAATCTTGGAAAGGCGATCGATTGTTTTCATGGTCAGTGCTTAAGAACAGGGATAGGGGAAAGGATTTGACGGACTTGCTGGTATAGATCCAGCAGAGTTCCGTCGTTGACAATGCGGCGGTCGAAGACGGGGAAATTGTCCAGACCACCTTCGCTTGCGTGCTCGGTGCTACGCCGAGCGGAGGGGCGTTCGACGAGCCAGAGCTCACCACCGAGTGAACGAATCAGTTCCGCTTCGTTCGGGAAGCGGACGTCATCACAGGAAACTGGGGTGCCGGATTTGATGTAACGGGTGGCGGTTGTCTGCCAGCACTGCAGCCAGACATCGGGATGGACGCAGGTGCGGCCCCATTCAGTGCCTAGGGTTTGCATCAGGTGACGGGAGGTCACGTCGATGCCTGGGATCTTCTCTTCCTTGCCTTCGGTGATCAGGTGTTCGATCGTGTCAGGGCCGTAGCCGACTTGTACAAGAAAGGTGCGGATCATCCGCTTGAGGGGACCAGCGAAGGGGATGTTGTAGTAGCCGAGCTCGGTGAGGTAGCTCGCTACGGTGGATTTGCCTGACTGGGGGGCTGGGCTGTACAACCCGATCAGGCGTGTGGTGCGGGGTTCAGTCATCACTAGGGCGGAGGATTGCGAGGATCGAGGCAAACATGGAAAGGCCCGCTTTGCGGTACAGCTCGGGCGGTGAACCGCTTTGGGGGTCGCCCAAAACTTCCCAGAGTTCTTCTGTCAAGAGATCCACGATTCGGTTAGCGGTATTGGGTGAGCTGAACAACATCCCAAGGGCTAATAAGCCATTGGTGGCTAAGCCATCAGGATGGATGCCGAATTTGTTCAGATCCTTTTCGATGGCCTTGACCTTCTCGCACCTGGGGTCAAGAAGTTGGTCCAGGGGAATGTCACGGGTGGCTGCAACCTGGCCAACGAGGGTGGCCCGGAGGGCGTAGCTCAAGTAATCGACTTTGTAAGGCTTCGTCATCATTTCTTCCTCCGCCTCGACTTGGCAAAGGTGAAACGCTGTAAGCGGGCCTGGAAGTGCTTGAACAGTTGCTCCAATGCCTTTGCATCGAAGGTCTCGATCTGAGGTTTGTCGTCGGGTAGAGCGACCACGATCTTGGCCTGGCCTATGCACAGGCCCATGTGGCCGTAGACGTAGTTAGCGGCGGCGACGTAGGCAGCACACTGCATCGAGTACTCGTAGATCTTGTCGGGCTTGCGCTTGCTATCCGCCGTTTTCCAATCCAGGAGTGTGGGTTGAAGGTCGTCGTCAGCGAGGTAAGCGATGCAATCGAGGGTACCGGCATAGCCCAACGGATGCCAGATCGCACCCTCCATCAACAACGTGGTGTCGATGGTGTCGAGGAATGAGCGTGTCGAATTCCAGTACGGGGTGTTGAGGAAGTCGAAGCCGGGCTCGGTGCCGTCGCGGAGGTAATCCTCAGTCCAGAGGTGGTGCTTGGTACCGCGGTAACAGGCCAGCGAGGAGATGAAGTCTGCGCGCTCGTGACCAACAGAGTCACGCCAAGCTTCAAGACCTGATTGGTCACGAGAACCAGAAAGGATGGTGGTGACTGAGGGGCACTTACCTACGGGTGTGTCGTAGGCACGCTCGTCGCCGTCGTGTGAACGGATGGGTTCGTAAAGCGGCAGGGCGCGGATGCGCTGGTCAATGGTTGCTGGTGTCACTGCAGTAGTCGATTCCTGGTTGGGGTAGCAGCAGGTCGTTGGGCTCGCAGGCAAACAAGTCGATGAGAGCCGCCAACACCTCTGGATCGAGGTAACGGCTGCGGCCGAAACGTATGCGGTTGAGGGTGTTCAGCGTGATGCCGAGCTCGGTGGCGAGTTTTGTGGTCGACCATCCACGCTTAAACGCACAATGTTCAACGTTGCGTGCATAAACGTTGAGAAGAGCGGGCCTCTGTGCTGTCATGGATAAATGGTTTTGATCAATCCTACTAAAAAAGGGGCGGATGCTGTCCACCCCATTTAGGGATCGGTTGGATCAGGCCGAAGGATCAGCGAAGGGGTCGTCGCCATCAAACAGGGCTTCGAGGTTGCAGGTCAGCTTGTCAAAGGCGGCAGTGATGTCCTTGGACAGGGGCTTGGGTGGGGCGGCGACCAAGTTGTACTCGGTGTTCTTGCCTTCACCGGTGCGGCTGATCTTGACGTCGTAGCCGTTCGGGTCCCCATAGTCTTCGTCTTTCATGAACTTGAACAGCTGGTCCATCAGGGATTTCTGGGTGATCTCCATGATCTTGAAGTCACCGCTCGAGTAGTCGTAGACCAGGCTCGCGAGAAAGCGTTTGACCGTGAGGTTGCCACTCATGTCGGGGGCCAGGTTCGCGGGAAGCTCCTCGGGGCGTGACTGCCAACGGACTGGTTTTTTATCTGTGGTCCATCCGCCAAAGCCGGTAATGCCTTGACCCAACAGGCGGACACGAACCTCTCCTTGGATCTTGGAAGGGTTGAGGTAGCGGCCTGTATTGGTGGACTCTTTCGAAATCTCTTCGATGAGTTCAGGCGAAAGAAATGCGGTTGTCATGTGGCTAAGAGTGCCTAGGTGGATGGAATGGCAGTGGCGGTGGCGTGGTTCCGAATGATCTGCTCGCAGACCTCGGATGGGGAAGTGCCAGAGCCTGAAGCCAAGTCGACGAGGTGTTGGTGAGCGGTGTCTGTGAGATACAGATGCCGCTTTGCCTTTGGCTGGCCGTAGAGACGGTGCTTGGTGCCCAAACCTGGCGATCGACTCCGTGCATCCTAGGCGGGTACGGTCAAAGTGTCAACCTAATTCAGAACTCTGGCGGGGGGGTCATGGCTCCAGGAAGGGCGGGTAGGCGGCTCCGCCGACGATCCCGCAACTCCGGGTAATCCATCTCAGCACCACGGGTGCTGAACATGGCTCTGCCGTGGTGGAACTCGACGGGAACTACAGGGAACTCTGTGTCCAGCCCGGCCTCGGCTGCTTCGAGGAGCTCGGCGTATGGCTTGAGGTACTCCAAAAAGCTGTCGTCGCAGCGAACCCTCGTGATCCAGCCGCCTTCTTCTTCAAGGCAATGGAGGTTGGCTTGGGGCTTGCAGACCCCTGGCGTGACGACGATCGCCTGGAGACGGAGGTAGTCCCAGGTAATAGGGACCTGATTGGGTTCGTTAGCAGGGATGTTCAAGATGATTGTTGCTACCCAAAAAAGGTACACTATCTTTTGGGGGAGGCAAAGTTGTCCTGGGCACCATTGGCGGTGGTTTCTCGGGCTTCATGCAGTATTCGCATTGGCTTAGGGTTGTCTTACGCAGATCCCTTGCTGCAACTCAGTTCTGGGCCTCGCTTAGAAGGGCTTGTTCGGTTGAGGGGCCCCCCATCGCAGCTGTAAGGGATGTGATCGCGGGTAGTTCGTTGGTCAGTTGAGAGGCGGTCCAAACACCACGGTTCTGAATAACGGCAATCAGTTGCTTGACTCGTTCGGCGTCGCGGGGGGCGTAGCTAGCCCGGATTACGTTCTCCAGCTCCATGATTACGTCAACGCCCTGTTGCATCATCAAGCGACGGATGAGGTAGGCCCAACGGAGGGAGAAGGCTTCGGCCTGCTCGTCATTGAAGAATTTTTGGTGGAGGTCGACGTCTTGCGGTATGCGCTGGCCGCAGAAAACCTCTACCCACCAGCCTAGGGGTGGGGGAGCGCCGTTCTCGGTGATCGCATACGCCTCTGTATAGAAGTTGCTACTGGAGGTATTGGGCAGCAGGGTTTTGGTCGTGGCGTAGCGGTGGACGTAGTAGTTCAGCCGTTCGATCGCGATAAAGGTGCGGGGGCCTGGGCTGGCGAGCTTTACGTGCCTCAGGCCGCTGATCTGGCTGGAGTGCAGCCAACCCACGTTGTCCAGGCATGCCTTAGCAAGTAAGACCATGACCGGATGGGACCAGCGGTTGGTGTCCATCCAGCGGGTGAAAAGCAACCCAAAGGTCTGGTTGCCCTGCTCAAAGTTCTCTAGGGGTGTTGTCGTCGGGGTTAGCGATGGAATCATGGGGTACAGCGCCTGAGGTAAAGACCTGCGGAAACGCACCACTGGTCTCATGGGGGACATTAAATCCTTTTGAGTGAAAGCTCAAACCTTTTCAGCAAAATGCAGCAGTATTACCCCTTGTTCGAATCAGGTAGCGGCTCTACCGTGTTCAGAGCCGGTTGAGCTGCGACACAGAAAAGCCCTCCCCCGCTGGAAGGGGAAGGGCCACAGTGTTGCTCCAACTGGAGTCTCAAGCGACCCAACCTTAGATGACAACCACGACTTCCGCAAGCCCTTCTCCTGATTTGGAGGGGAAGGCCATTGAACTGCTGCGCCGCGACGTTTTCCCGGCCTGGTGGGCGTTTATCCCCGTGGCTGGCAAGGCCACCTATGTGAAGGAGTGGGCCAAAAAGCCCCTCACCAGGGAGCTGTGCATCGAGGCATACAAGGCCAATTCTGGGTACGCCGGCCTCGGGGTGGTCACCGGTGAGTTCAGCGGGGGCCTGATTGCCCTTGACATCGATGGCCCTGAGGCTGACCAGCGCTACCGGGACGCGGCTGGATTGGGTTACGAGCCTTACGGACAGGAGTCATCCATGTCCTGGACCAGTGGTCGTGAGGGGCGCAGGCAGATCCTGTATCGGGTGCCGGGCTCGGTGGTACCTGAATTGCGTCATGTCAAAACCCTGATCCTTCGCGCTGATGGGGTCTGGCACATGGGTCACAGCGATGTGGAACGCCAGGACGGCAAGGTGACGGGCACAGAGACCAACCCGGAGTACCAAGAGGTGGTGCTTAGGTTCAACGCCTGCCAGAGCGTCGTGCCAGGCAGCCCGCACCCAGAGACCAAGAAGCGGTACCGGTTCCTTAATTACAACGGTGGACTAGTCGCCATGGCTCCCGAGTGGGTCATGGACCTGCTCCGGGTGCAGCGCAAGCCGGTCCAGTGGCTCAGTGATGCGGATCAGAAGGCGCTGGATGCCGAGTTAGGAGAAACAGCGATCCCGTCCAGGCAGATCCGCGGCTGGTTCTTTAAGGAGGAGGTGCAGGCCAGGCTCCGGCCTCGGTTGGCGGATCTGATCTTCAACCACCCGACCTTCGACAAGTACGGCTGGCAGGAGCGGGCCGGTGACAACCCCCAGGGCATGAGTGGCTGCCCTTGGCACGGGGGACGCAGCGGTACCAGTTTTCAGTACTCCAAGGAGAGCGGCTGCTGGGATTGCAAGGCGTGCGGGGTCGGGGGAGACGTCCTCGACTTCGTCCACAAGATCACGGTCAACGATCTGCATGCCGAGCGTCCCCAGGGACCGGACCTCGAGCGCTACGTCGCTGACATCGCCAAGGAGATTGGCTTCAACTACCCGGAGGACGCCCGGGCCCAGGTGACCAAGGAGGCGCCTCGCCTGGTCATGGGTTCTGTTGAGTTCTTCGAGGAGCTTGGGCGCATTTACGACATGGAGCGAAACCCCTCGGTGCGCTCCGATCGGATGGGCCAGCTGGCTGTCGAAACTGGCCGCCGGATGAATGGCAAGGAGTGCGAAGCCGCCCTCGGGGAGTACCGGTACAAGAAGTCGGCGGATGCCCAGAACGCTTCGGCGCGATGGTTTGACGAGGTGGCTGATCAGAACTACGTCATTCCCAACCTTTTGGTACGGCCTGGACAGGTGATCCTTCATGCCTCGGGTGGGGTGGGGAAGACCTCGGCTTGTATGGGCCTCGCTAAGGCGGTCCTCAGTGGGCGAGCCATGCGGGTTCGGGGCATCGATGTAAACGTGGTTCAAGGCCCGGTGCTTTGGATTCAGTCCGACCAGACCCTGGCCAAGCTCAAGCGGGATCTCCAGGACAACGACATCGATCCGGCGGACCCGAACTTTCATGTGATCCGGGGCTTTCAGCTCAACCACATGCGCGAGTTCGCGGACTGGGTCAAGCAGTACAAGCCGGTCCTGGTGGTCGTCGATTCGATCGGATCCTGCTCAAGCCGCATGCAGGTCAGCGAGATTGAGAAGGCTTTTGCGACGCCCCTTTACTGGTACAACGAGGCCAATGGCAGCCCGACTGAGGACGGCTTCCCAGCGTGCTCGATCGTCTGGATCCACCACGACAACGCCAACGGCGAGATCCGGGGGAACCGGTATCTGGTCAATGCTGTGGATGAGCAGTGGCACCTCAGGAAGCTCACTGATGACGAGAAGGAGGCCCTGAGGGAACGGGGTGAATCTCCGTCCTCGGTTCGGATGATCCAGATCAAGAAGAGCCGGGCAGGCAGGGAGGGGGATCTGCTCAAGGTCAAGCGGGACGAGAACTTCGCCTACTCCGTGGACGACTACACACCCACCGTCAGGCTCGAGGACCAGGGGCAGGGGGACGCCGATCCGTTCACCCTGGTGCTGGACATCGTCAAGCAGGGCTGCAAGGCCCAGGAGGCCGAGGAACGCGCTCGGGTTGGAATGACCAGGGAGGAGGTGTGGAAGGAGCTGCTGGGGCTCGTACGGGGGGCTCAGGGAGATCGTGCTCGGATGCCGTCCCAGAAGACTGTGGGGAGGTGGCTGGATCGGTGGGTGGAGGACGGGCTGATGGTGACGGACCACAGGGGCGGTCTCACTTCGGGACGCCCCCCTCTCATCTATAGAACCTCGCGTGCGTTGTCTCTGATTGGAGTGTCTTTTTCCGAAACTATCCCAGAGTTCTTCCAGCGCAAGGGATCTGTTTCGGACACCGAGGACGCATGTCCGAAAGTCCCGGAGCTTGAGGCGCCACCGGAGGCCACGCTGGATCAACCAGCACCTGAGTTTGCCGAAAAGCAACCAGTTTCGGACAAGCCTCTGGATGTCCAAAACATGAATCCAGTCCCCGAGGACGATCTGGAGGAATTACGGCTAAAAGACACGCACAATCGCACTACGTGCGCGCGCGCGAGGCAATCCGAGGCCGTGCTCGATGACGAGGAGGACGGGGGGTACGACGCTGTATTTGGGTAGCGGGAGGCCGGCGGCACTATCTGCAGTGTCCCGCCTTGTCCAAATCCGGTATGCCGTTTAGGATGCCCAGATACGGCAAAAGGAGGGGTGGGGAGCCCCTCCTTCTGCGACACCACCGTTCACCGTTGGCGGTCGCGCCGCTCCGCCAACCAAGACCGGAGCTTTGCTCCACACAACCTACTTGACTTTTCTTTCTTCTGATAGCAACAAGCTCGTGTCCCGTTCATGGAATGGGATACGGGTCATCTCTTCAAGGTTCTGTTTCATGAGTGTGGCCATAAAGCCCCTGGATTGGAAATGACCCTTGATCAGGACCTTGGTCAGTTTTTTCAGGTCTTCGAGGTTGGTGCACCTATCAACGTCTTGGAGAGCTGCGGCCTCTGCGAATTGAAGCGAGAGGTTGTCCATTTACGTTCTTTGGTTACCCCACAATGCCATCGCTAAAAACCGAAGCGCACATTCACGCCCTTGAGTGCGTTGATTTCGACTATGTCTCAGGCCCCCATCAGGAGGCGTTACTTAGGCGTCGCCTCAAGGAGATCGCAGAGCAGGGCTGCATTGTTGGGGTTGACACCGAGACTACGGGCCTTGATCCGCTGACCAATCAGGTTTGCTTAATTCAGATCGGCACTGAAGATTTCGCGCTGATCGTCGACCTCGATGGATGGCGTGCGGAGGGGGAAAGAGCGGTCCCTTGGGAGGCCAGCGGCCTAGCTCAGCTCAAGGACTTCTTGGAGTCGAAGACTCCGAAGGTGCTTCAGAATGCTGCGTTTGACCTGAACTTCCTGCGTGCGGAAGGCGTTGTTCTGGGGGGAAGGTTGTTTGATACGATGATCGCCGCAAAAATTGTGAACAATGGAACGGGAGCCAAGAATGACTTGGGCTCCATCGTAAATAGGGTACTAAAGGCTCCTATGCCTAAGGAGCTACAGAAAGCTGATTGGGGTGGCGAGAAGACTCAGGAGATGCTGCACTATGCAGCGCGGGATGTGATCTGTTTGCCCAGGCTTGTGCCTGAGCTGACGGCCGCCCTCAAGCTGTCAGTGGTGCGCGAAGGCTTCAGTCTCTGGGAGATCTTCAAGCTCGAGATGGACGTCTTGCGTCCGATTGCCACCATGCAGTGGCATGGGTTTGGCTTCGATGAGGAGGGAGCTAAGCAGTTGCTGGTGGAGTTAACCGAGCGCTCGGATGCGATGAAGCGGGCTTTTCTGGAGAATCTTGATGCTGAGATCAGGGCTAAAAATCCCGATGACCCTCATGTTTGGTTGCCTCGCGATCAAGACGGTACCTTCAATACCAGGGAAAAGGACTCGGGCTACAAGCGGTTGGGGACCAAGCTGTACAAGGGGTTCAATCCGAGAGCGCCTAAGCAGATGGCGGAACGCTTTGAGCAATCGGGGATCCTTCTGCCACCGGATGAAAAGGGAGCTCCCAGCCTCGATCAGAACCTGCTGGCATTCCTGCGAAGCCATTACCCATTGATCGATCAGTATCTCGAATGGAAGGCGGCCGTTACCAAGGTTTCCAACATGGACAAACTGCTCGAGTCGATTGGACCGGATGGGCGGATCCACTGCAATTACAGGCAGATGGGCAC